GCAAACATCATCCTGATTCTCATTGGCGGGCTAATGTCATCGGCGGGCACCGCTTTGCCCCGACTCTTCGGCGGGCGTTATGCGGAAGAAAAGCTCCGTGCCCGTGTGTTAGAGTTAAAACAAGAGTTGTCTATTGTAAAAAGCTCTTGTTCTAGACTAGAGATTCAGCACACTAAATTAATGTCGATGCTTGTTGAGCGATACATTATCAAAGAAAATTATGAAATAGATGTCACTGAAGGGGACAGTAATGATACCGCTCAGGATTAACGGAGCAACGCGCGCCCTCGCCAAGAATCAGAAAGAGTTTTTGACGCTTCACATCCGCGATGAAATTATCTACGAGACTTCAATGATGACCTCTCTTTGGGAAATGACCCCAAAAGATTTGATGAATGCTCAATATGGTGGGCAGTTTTATGTTATGTTTTGGTTTACCGATGGACCGCGCCCCGCGCTGATGCGGAGGCCGTCGATGGCAGAGATGGCCTGTCTAAATATGGCCGGTCGCTGTATCCTTTCGATTCCCGGTGCTAATCATCCTCCTATTTGGTTTGGGATACTTTCTGCCGATGAAACGAAGCAGGCGCCTATTCCTGTCTATCCTCTTTGCGCCGTAGGCGTTCAATATGCGCCGGAGCTGATTGATGGCTAACCCGTTCACGTTTCGTCCGGAGTATCCTGATTGGCCAGAAGATGCCGAACCTGATGTTGACTGGGAAGATAACTGGTTGTCGAACGCGATGGCCTATTTTAGTCAACGGTTAGTTCCAATTTGGTGCGATTCGCCCGAGCATTGGACAAGTCGAATGACTGGTTATCTTTGGACATCTTGCCCGTGCTGCTTGACGTTCCGGGGGCTAATCGTCGGCTTTGTGGTCGGAATAGCAATCGGTGCCCTTGTTACGGGCTTGCTAAGCACGACAATCTAAGCTAAGTCTAATCGACCAGTAACCTTCCAGGGGAAAATCATGGGGTGCGGATGCGGAAAAAAGTCGGTAGCTCGTCCACCTCTCGCCGGGCGTCAAGCGGCAATGGCTCCAACAAATGGCAGCAGTCTCACTAAAGCGCAGACCTATCAAAGTGCCACGATGCGCGGCACTCCGATTGCTCCGGTGACGCGCAAGACGGTGTAATGAGCAACCTTCGAATTCCAGAAGCGTTTCTGCCTCTTTGGACCGGCGTATTTCCAGAAACGCAACGGGCTGTTGAGCATTTTGCGTTTTTCGGAGGGCGAGGCGGCGGTAAATCGCATAGCGTTGCGGAAGCGATTATTGCACAAGCCTCGCGCGCACAAGAGCGAATTGTTTGCGGACGGCAGTTTCAAATCTCGATTAGAGACTCTGTTAAAGAGTTGCTTGAAATCAAGATTAAAGATATGGGGATGAGCGCGCATTTTAATTCAACTGAGCGCGAAATTGTCAACATAGTGACCGGCTCTCGGTTGTCGTTTATCGGTATGGATCGTAACCCGGACAGCGCGAAGTCGCTTGAGGGCGCTACGATCTTTTGGGGTGAAGAGGCGCATACTTTTACGGCGAGGTCGGTCGAGGTCATAATTCCGACTATTCGTTCAACAGGGTCTCGTCTGATCTGGTCTTGGAATCCGCGATACCGCACCGATCCGGTTGACAGCCTCTTTCGCGGTGCCGCTGTTCCTGAAAATGCTTATGTAAGAAAAGTAAGCTGGCGCGACAATCCGTTTTTTATGCAAACTCGTATGCCGTCTGAGTATCGTCGTTCGCTTAAGTCCCCAAAGCGTCACGTTCACATTTGGGAAGGCGGATACGATGAAAATCCAGACGTTGCAATCTTCGACAACTGGCGAGTTGGAAGGATCGACCCCGGTAAAGCCCGGCCCCGTTTTGGGATGGATTTTGGTTACTCTGCCGATCCGAATGTAGCTATCAAGCTCTACGTGCTACAAGAGGAAGGCATTGTTTATATTGCCAACGAAGCTGTAGGCTATAAGGTTCCAAATCGTGACCTACCGGCGCTGATCGACGGAATACCGGAGGCCCGCGACTGGCCTATTACGGCGGATAGCGCAAGGCCGGAGACTATCGAGTTTTTACAGTCTTGTGGATTTAGCGTATTTTCCGCTCGCAAAGGCGCGGGTTCTATCAAAAACGGTATTAACTGGCTTCAGGGTATGGAGCTCGTTATTTCGCCCGAGTGTCCAATAACTTCTGAAGAGGTCCGAGACTACAAATGGCACACCGACCCAAACGGTAAACCGCTTCCGCTTCCTGCTCCAGGTCAAGTTGACCACTGTATAGACGCAATTCGATACGCGGTTGAAGAGGAATCGCTAACCTCTCATGCTCAAGATGAGCATGACGTGCTTTACATTTAGGGGCTTGAGATGCGGTTTCCATCACTTTTTAGACAAAAGGCGGCACCAGAGCGGAGCATTGCAGATGCTCCCGTTCAACCTGACGTTTTTTACCTGAACAGTGAAACCGGCATTGCTATTGTACGCGTCGATGATTATGTTAGCATGGAAAACGCACTTCGCCATCCTATCATCTATCGCGCGTTGCAGAAAATTGCTGAAGCTGTTCAGCAGGTCCGTTGGATTACCGAAGTCGATCCTTATGCTCCAGCTTCTGAAAGACTTGGCAAAACGCGCGTTATTGCAGAAATTCAAAATCTACTAGATCATCCTAATCCTGATCTGACCGCCGCACAGCTTCGCTATTGGTTGGCGTTGAACTATGCCGGATACGGGCGGGTCGCATTCAAGTTGGCGTTTAGCGCCGTAAACCCTGAGCGCGCTACGGGAATCTATCCTCTTGAGTCCAAGTTAGTCCAAGCTAAGTTGAATGATCGCGGTATCGTATCAGCGTATATCTACGGACTTGGTATAGAGGCTAAAGAATGGCCGTCGCGCGTTACCTGGAAGCCGGGGGCTAAGGATGGCTTCGTCGGGCAAATCTGGAAACCCGGTCTAAAGGGTTATCAGAACCGCGACGATGTTATTAGCCCGCTTCGCGCGATTGGGCTTCCCGCTGACGTAATCAAGCATCTTCTAATCCGAGCGATTAAGTCGGCCTCCGGGCATCCGAACGTGCGATACATGGTAACTTGTTCGAAAACATTGACAGCGCCGCAGCTTGAAGCTTTGAAAAAGCACTTGGCCGCTGATTCTGTAAGCGGCGGAGTAGGATCGGGAAGTGTTCCGGTCCTGCAAAATGCAGGTGACATCGAGATTCACAAGTTGGATAACGACCTGTCTGACATTCACAGCAAGGTGCCGAGCGACGATATGGCTCGGCTGATCTTTGGGGCCTTCGGGATTCCATTGGCTGTTAGCGGGATCGGCGCTTCTGACGCTGCCAAGTTTACCGGTAACTTCAAAGATAGCCGGTTGTCGTTTTGGCAGGATACTGTGCTTCCCGCTTACATCGAACCGATTTTTCAGGGGCTAACAGGGCTGCTCTGTCCTCCTGGTGTTCGTATCGTCGCCGATGTTGATTCTATTCCGACAATGGTCGAAGCTAGAATTGATGCCATGCGAGCTATATCGTTTGTTTCGTTTCTTACGACTAATGAAAAGCGTGATCTTTTCGGATGGAAAGAGACAACAGAGTTACCAGCCAGCCCGTTTAATACAGGCGCTGCTCAAGGAGCGGCTTCTGGTAATACGGATCAAAATGGGGCTCCAAATCAGGAAAATGCAAATGACCAGCAGACGGCTGTTTAAGAAAGAAGCTCCAGCCCGTCGCCAGAGGCTGGACCTTAAGTATGTTCCTGCTAGTGCGGCTGAGATTCAGGCTGTCCTAGCTATCAAGGCAATCGGCGACACGCTTCCGGAAGGTTACGTGGCGGGGTGGGCATCAACTCCTGATCTGGATCTTCATCGACATGTCGTAGTGCCCGGTGCGTTTAATTCTTCGCTGCAAGCAAAAGGCTTGACGGGACCGAAGGGCATCAAGCTTCTGATCGGTCATGATCGGGATCGAGTCGCCGGGGCTATTCGAGTTCTTGAAACAAGAGGTCAAAGCCTCTGGATCGAAGCTGAACTAAACCTAAAAATCAGCTATGTCCGCGATGCTTACGAAGCGGCTAAGATGGTCGGAGGGTTTAGCTTTTCTGTTGGCTTCTATCTTGAAGAATACGAATTCAAGTCTGACGCCAACAAAGATGAATACCTCCAGATCAATAAGGGCGAACTGGAAGAAGTGTCTATCGTACCCTTCCCGGGAAATCCGGAGGCCGTTATGACCTACATGAAGGAGATGTCCGACGAAGGCATCTACCCAACGATTGCTGAGCTTGAAAAGGCGCTGGTCGCCGATGGGCTCGTCAAAAGCCGAAACGCGGCAGCGCGCTTGACCCGTGCGGTCAAGCTGAACTACAAGCTGTTCGAGCCGGTTGCGGAAAAGCCCGCCCTTGTGGCGAAAGAAAAAATTGCAGCTCTGTCCACCTTGATTGGTGATTTGAAGAGTTTGTTTTAACCACGCACTCGGAGATTAACCATGCGTAATCAAGAAATCAAGTTCGGCGCTTTCCTGAAGAAGGAAGCTGCGGGTGACCGTATTCAGCAAGATGCTGCTGTTGAGGCACTGACCAAAGACCTCGGCGATGCCGTCACTTTGATGAAGACGTTCAAAGGTAACTTTGAAGCGCAAGCAGGCGAGTTGACTCTTCTGAAAGCAAAGTTGGCCAACGGCGTTACGCCCGATGGTGAGACCGCTTCCAAGATCAACAAAGCGGCAACGGAGGCCGCTGATGCGTTGGCAAAGCTGCAAGCGTGTGAAGCGGCTATCGACTCGATCAAGAAGAACATGGACAGCCCGCTCTACAAAGGCGGCAGCGAGCTTGTTGACGCTGATCGCAAAGCTGCGATTGAGCTGCAACGCCGGACCCACCTTTTCAAAAATGGGGTTCACGAAGATTTTCGGGAAGATCTTGACAATCTTGTGAATCCGATTGAGTACCGCTCCGCGGTCCGCAAGCTGATGAAAGTCGGCCTGGAAACAAAAGCGAAAATCGTGCGCGACTTTACCGACGGTGAACGTAAGGCGTTTGATGCCGCCTCTTTGGACGCCGCTTTCTTCTCGCCTGAGATGCTTGGGATTGAAGTTGACTGTAATATCGAGTGCGCCTCGCTGCTCGATCTTTATGATACGGTTAATGTTTCGCGCTCGACGTTCATGTATCCGCGTGTCGAATCTTACGGCGACATCGGCAGGTATGATTGCGATGCGAAGTGCGATGCCGAGTTTGGTGCTGAAGGTAACATTCGGTGGTTGAACGGTAGTACCTATGACTATCGAGGCGTCTTCTGTTTTCAGCGCGATACGCTTCGTGAAGCCAACTACGACTTCCTCGGCTTTATGATGCGCGCAGCCGCTCGGTCCTACCGGATCAATCGAAACGCGGCGCTTATTACTGGCGACGGCATCAACGAACCGCTGGGCTGGTTGACTGCGGACTGCTTCACCAAAGTTGCGACACCCGCGCAGAACCCGACGCACATCGACCTGCGCCAGTTTTGGGCTTCCGCTCCTGTCGAATATGGTAACGTTACTGCTGTTATGCACCAAAATACCTTCGCGTATTTTGCTTCGATGGTAGACAACACGGGCCGATTCTTGTTCGGCGACGGTTTGATGGGCTTCGGCCCGAACGATGTTCGTGATCGTGTGCGAATCTCCAACTGTCTTCCTGATCCGACTAACGGCGGAACTTTAGGCTCGACACTTGCTCCATTCGCGGCTGGCTCTTTCATCATGGCGGCGGGCGTGTGGCCGATGGCTTACGCGGCGGTCAATCATCGTCCCATGTTTATGGAACAGTACGAAGGCGGCTCTACCGCTTGGTGCGTCAAGTACCAGTTCGGTGCGAAAGACGGCGGCTTTGTTATGTGCTGCCCGGCGGCTCGGACTCTGATCTCCGGCCCGTAAATAATCTCGGGTAACTCCGTGATGACGCGCGGGGGGATAAGTCTCCCCGCTTCCTATCAACCCTCCTAATGGAGAACCAAATGCCTGTTCAAAGTAATCCCGCCATCCAGAATGTCCCAAGCATTGCTTGGGATGGAACTGCTGCTTTTTCGACCGACATTCGCCCGTTTATCCGCTTCGGCTGGTCTTTCCAGATCGCGGACGCTATCGCGGTTAATGCGGTGTTCCGAGTTCAAGCGGCTCCTCCGTCTCTGGTCAACAACTGCCTGCCAGGAACTTTTGTTGATGTGCTAGCTACTCCCATGTGCGACGAAAATCTGCTTCCCGGCGCGCTGGCCACCGTTACGATTCCTGCCGGCACTCCGATCGGTTCCATCTGTTCGGCTACGATCCCGTGCCGCCCCGACGCTTTTGTCAGGCTTGCGGCTGTGTCTGGTTCGACCGCGAACGTCCGCGCGATTCTTATTCGCCAAGGCCCGCGTTTCTAGTATGAGAGTAAAAGTAGCAGGGCCTCTCAAGGCGCGCCGTGGCCAGACGGTGCGCTTTACCGCCTCACTTCGAAAAGGCATGAAAGTTGCTTTCTGTGAAGTATACTCGGCTGTTGGCGACTATCAACCGTCGCCGTTTACGCCGATAGCCAAGTTGCAACTTGTGAGCAAAGAGCCAAGAATGCTGGCCGCTACCACTCTTCGTCTTAGTATATTAAGCCCAATTCGTGAGATGGAGCTAGTTGCTGATGAGGATTGTAAGTTTTACTTCATGCAAGAAGTGGACGTTAAAGGCGATCCGCTCGTAAAAGGAAAGATAAGAATTAATGGAAAGCTCAATGCCCTACGTCTATCGGCGCTCGGATGGTACCGTCGAATCTTTGGACGGTAACTTTGCAGTAACAATGAATTATTTTACCGGCATTATTGAAAATGTTAAGTTTTTTACTTATCGCCCAAATATCACGCGGCCTGAAATGCGTATCGAGTGGAATGAGTCGGATAAGCTTTGTCTTTTTTCCTTTGATATTGCAAGCGGCCTGATCCACATGAACTACGCGCGTTGGCCGACTGATGAAGAAATCCAGTGGGCAAACGAAACCTTGGCCTCTGTGCCTGACCCGACGCCTGCCCCTGCGC